GGACGGCGAAGTCGGCGGCTGGACGCACAAGGGCCAGCCCACGCAGGACACCCGCATCCCCGACAGCGTGATCCGCGTGATGCGCCACAAGGGCAAGATCGGACAGGACATCGACCACCCCGCCGTGTTCCCAGTGGCGCTGCCGGAGTTCGTGATCGAGGCCTACACCGACGCGGGCGATCTGGTGTTTGAACCCTTCGGCGGCAGCGGCACGACGATGCTGGCAGCCGAGCGCACGGGCCGCATCTGCCGCAGCATCGAGATCGCGCCGGAGTATGTGGACGTCGCCATCAAACGCTTCCAGCAGAACCATCCCGGCGTGCCGATCACCCTGATCGCCACCGGCCAGTCATTCGAGCAGGTCGCCGCCGAGCGCACCAGCACCGTTGATGCCGAGGTGGTGGCATGAACTGGCTGGCTGACAAGATCGAACAGTGGCCGACCGCCAAGCTGCTGCCCTACGCCCGCAACGCGCGCACCCACTCCGAGGAGCAGGTGGCGCAGATTGCTGCCAGCATCGCCGAGTTCGGATTCACCAATCCGATCCTCGCGGGCAGCGACGGCATCATCGTGGCTGGCCACGGTCGGCTCGCCGCTGCCCAGAAGCTCGGGCTGGAGATCGTGCCGGTGGTCGTGCTCGATCACCTGACGCCGACGCAGCGTCGCGCACTGGTCATCGCGGACAACCGCATCGCCGAGAACGCAGGCTGGGACGACGCGATGCTGCGGGTCGAGTTGGAAGCCTTGCAGCTCGAAGGCTTCGATCTGGACATCACCGGCTTCGATGCCGACGCGCTGGCCGAACTGATCGCGGGCGACGAGCCGGACAACGAGGGGCAGACGGATGAAGATGCGGTGCCGGAGGTCGGCGAGACGCCGATTTCGCGCCCGAGCGACATCTGGATCATGGGCCAGCACCGCCTGTTGTGCGGCGATGCCACCGTGGCAGCGAGCTACGACCGGCTGATGCAGGGCGACGCAGCGGACATGGTTTTCACCGATCCGCCGTACAACGTGAACTACGCCAACAGCGCCAAAGACAAGATGCGCGGCAAGGATCGCGCGATCCTGAACGACAACTTGGGCGATGGCTTCTACGACTTCCTACTGGCGGCACTGACGCCCACCGTGGCGCATTGCAGCGGCGGGATCTACGTGGCGATGTCGTCCAGCGAACTGGATGTGCTACAGGCCGCCTTCCGTGCCGCCGGGGGCAAATGGTCGACCTTCATCATCTGGGCCAAGAACACCTTCACGCTGGGCCGCGCCGACTACCAGCGCCAGTACGAGCCGATCCTGTACGGTTGGCCCGAGGGCGCGCAACGCCACTGGTGTGGCGACCGCGACCAGGGCGACGTCTGGAACATCAAGAAGCCGCAGAAGAACGACCTGCACCCCACGATGAAGCCAGTGGAACTGGTCGAGAGGGCGATCCGCAATTCGAGCCGCCCCGGCAACGTGGTGCTTGACCCCTTCGGCGGTTCCGGCACGACACTGATTGCCGCCGAGAAGTCAGGCCGCATCGCGCGGCTGATCGAACTCGATCCGAAGTACGTCGACGTGATCGTGCGCCGGTGGGAGGAGTTCACCGGCAAGCAGGCTATCCGCGAGGCGGCAGACCAGGAGGTGTGCGCCAGTTGAATCCGCGTGACGGCGCTTTGGTTTCTTCTTCCTCGGCGATGCGCCGCAGGATTTGCATCGTGGCGATATCGCGCGGCAGCGCCAAGCACATCACGCGCACGGCCTGTTCGATGGAGACATCCGGACGCCGGTTGGCAATCAGCCAACGCAGCGCCTGTTCGCGTTCGGCGGCGGGCGTGTTCATCAGGCGGCCTGCTCGTCGCAGATGTCGCAGTGGATCACAAAGCCCGTGAGGTAAGGCAGCCCGCGCGGGATGCCGTAGTCCTTGCTGGTCTGGCGGCCAATCGTCCAGCCCATCCACTTGGTGGTGGCGGCGTCGATGGCGTCCTTCATGCTCTTGCCGTCAAAGGTGCCGTTGTGGACGTCGTCCGCGAAGTGCCGCCCGTGGCGGCTGTCGAGGAAGGCGCGGACGGTGTCGAGGTCTGCGCCCGTGGCGTCGGCGACGGCGGTCATGGCCAGAGGCCACGCGATGCAGGCGTGCCCGCCCATCGTGCCCCAGAAGCCCCAGCCTTCGTTGCGGGTAGCAGGGATGTTGGTGTTGGTCATGGTGGTTTCTCCTTCGGGTTGATCGTTGCGACACCCGTAGTAACGCGCTGGTGGCGAGAGAAGCCAAGCTATTCCGGGCCTCTCTCGCCATCTTTTTTTCAGGCGATGCGGTAAACCCGCTCGCCACCCTGCGGCTTGTCCGACGTGATGGTCAGGCCGAGCTTTTTCTTGAAGGCCCCGGCAAAGGTGCCGCGCACCGTGTGCGCCTGCCAGCCGGTGGCGGAGCAGATCTGGCCGATGGTTGCGCCCTCGGGGCGTTGCAGCATCCGGATCACTTCGGCCTGCTTGCTGTTGTCGCGGGTGCGCGGTTTGGCCTTTGCCGTTGCGGCGTTCTTGGCCCACTCGGCCTCACACGCGGCCACGTCGGCCTCCAACTCGGTGTCGGTGGTCTGCGGTGCTGCAGTGGCGTCGGGCGCGTCCTGCGCCGCTTCGGCGTTGGCAATGATCGCGTCGAGCTTGGCCTCGAATGTCGAGGGGTTGATGCGCGGGCGCTTCATGCCCAAGGCGTCGTAACCCTCGGCGGCGACGCACCAGCCCTCGCCATCGGGCGTGATCAGGGCGCGGTTGAACAGGCCGTCGAGCACCTTCTTGCGTGCGCCGCCTTTGATGTTGTCGGGGAACCATTCGATCTTGCCGCCGCTGGTGTTGATGGCCTTGGCGAGGATGGCGTGCTGGGCCGGAGTGAGTTGGGTAGTGGTCATTGGCTGCTCCTTCGGGGTGGTGGATGACGATGTGATGAACGCGCTGTTCGGGAGTGAAGCCAAGCGCCCAGTGATGGATAAGGGGCTTGGTTTCGTTGCTTCTCGATCAGCGCTTGGCGACTTCTGCTTCCGTGGGCTTCGGCATCGCCGCGCCCAGTTCAACGCCCGCCTTGAAGGCCGCTTCCAGCGCCTCCCGGATGCACCAGACCGCTGTGTCGTGGAAGTCCAGGCTGTCGGCGTGGCGGGTTTGCAGGGTGTCGAGGCCCAGATGCTTCTGGGCGATCAGGGTGAGGATGGTGTCGATCTGGCTCATGGCGTGTTCCTTTCGGGATGTGGTTGGCGTGACGTGATGAACGCGCTGTTCCCGATGGAAGCCAAGCTCAATCCGCAGGAATGACGAACAAATGATTGAAGGTGACGATGGGACTCTCGATTCGCGCCTACGCGCGCCACCGTGGCGTGTCGCACGTGGCCGTGAAGAAGGCCATCGACACCGGACGGATCACCGCACTGCCAGACGGCACGATTGATCCGGATGCGGCGGACGCGCAGTGGGCACGCAACACACTGCAGCCACGCAAGGCCGTTGAACCCGCAAAGGTCAGTTCGCCGAAGGCGCGGCCCGCAACCGGGGACGTACCGCCGCAACGCGATGCACCCGAACCCGGCACACCGCCGTTGTCAGCGGGCGGCACGTCGCTGCTGCAAGCGCGCACCGTCAACGAAGTGCTCAAGGCCCAGCTCAACAAGGTGGAGCTGGCGCACCGCAAGAAGGAACTGGTGGATCGGGCGCAGGCCGTGGCCCACGTGTTCAAGCTCGCGCGCATCGAACGCGACGCGTGGTTGAACTGGCCTGCACGCATCTCCGGGCAGATGGCCTCTGCGCTCGGTGTTGACGCGCACACGATGCACGTTGCGCTGGAAGCTGCCGTGCGCGAGCACCTGATCGAACTGGGCGAGCTGCGCCCGCGTGTGGATTGATGATGATGGACGATTACGAAGGCGCACAGGAGATCGAACGCGCGTGGCGCGACGGCTTGACACCCGATCCGCTGCTCACCGTGTCGGAATGGTCGGATCGGCACCGGATGCTTTCCAGCAAGGCATCCGCAGAGCCGGGCCGCTGGCGCACCAGTCGCACGCCGTACCTGAAGGCCATCATGGATTGCCTGTCGCCGACCTCACCGGTCGAGCGCGTGGTGTTTATGAAGGCGGCGCAGCTTGGTGCAACCGAGATGGGATCAAACTGGATCGGCTACGTCATCCACCACGCGCCCGGGCCGATGATGGCTGTGTGGCCGACGGTGGAGATGGCCAAGCGCAACTCCAAGCAGCGGATCGATCCGCTGATCGAGGAGTCTTCGGCTCTGGCCGAACTGATCGCACCAGCGCGCTCGCGTGACTCGGGCAACACCATTCTGGCCAAGGAGTTCCGGGGCGGTGTGCTGGTGATGACCGGTGCCAACAGCGCCGTCGGCCTGCGCTCGATGCCGGTGCGATACCTGTTCCTCGACGAGGTGGACGGCTATCCGCTGGACGTCGAGGGCGAAGGCGACGCGATCTCGCTGGCCGAGGCGCGCACGCGCACCTTCGCGCGGCGCAAGATATTCATCGTATCAACGCCGACGATCTCCGGCGCATCGGCCATCGAGCGTGAGTACGAGGCCTCAGATCAGCGTCGCTACTTCGTTCCGTGCCCGCACTGCAACCACCCGCAGTGGCTGCGTTTCGAGCAGTTGCGCTGGGACAAGGGTCAACCGGAAACGGCGGCCTACATCTGCGAGTCCTGCGACACCGCGATTGCCGAGCACCACAAGACGTGGATGCTGGAGCGCGGCGAATGGCGCGCGATGGCCGATGGCAAGACGGCAGGCTTTCACCTGTCGTCGCTGTACAGCCCGGTGGGCTGGCGTTCGTGGCGCGACATCGCCGCCGCGTGGGAAGCCGCCATCAACAAGGAATCGGGATCGGCCGCTGCGATCAAGACCTTCAAGAACACCGAACTGGGTGAAACGTGGGTCGAGGAGGGCGAAGCGCCTGACTGGCAACGGCTGGTCGAGCGACGCGAGGAGTACCGCATCGGCAGCGTGCCGCAAGGCGGTCTGATGCTGGTTGGCGGCGCGGACGTGCAGAAGGATCGCATCGAGGCCTCGGTCTGGGCCTTCGGGCGCGGCAAGGAATCGTGGCTCGTCGAGCATCGCGTGTTGATGGGCGATTCCGCCCGCGACGAGGTGTGGCGGCAGCTTGGCGCAGTGCTCGGCGAACAATGGGAGCACGAAACAGGCGCGCTGATGCCATTGGCGCGCTTCGCGCTGGACACCGGCTTTGCGACACAGGAAGCCTATGCCTTTGTGCGGCTGGCGCGTGATTTTCGCTTGATGGCGGTCAAGGGTTCAGCCAAGGGCTCGGCTCTGGTAGGCACGCCGACGGCGGTGGACGCCACGACGGGCGGCAAGAAACTGCGCCGGGGCATCAAGCTGTTCACCGTCGCGGTCGGCATCGCCAAACTGGAGTTCTACAACAGCCTGAGGAAGGTGCCGGAGGTGGCCGAGGATGGGGTCACGATTCGTTACCCCACCGGCTTCGTCCATCTGCCCAAGGTGGATGCCGAGTACCTGCA